TGCCACAGCATTTCCTGCCGGGCCACCACGGTTCATCTGATTGAAACCGGCGATTGCCACTGCGACAAAATCATCAGCGTCTCTCACCAGTCGCTCCCGCGTCTCCACCAGCTCCCGAAAATAAGCTGAACTGTGGCTGCGCATTCTGGCCACCAGCAAAGGTGGCATTGCCTTTTCGATCGCTGGTAACAACGCCTGAATTTTTTCAACTGCATCAGGGGTGTCTTTCTCTACCCAGCGGAAATTTTTCTGGGTATTACGAGCCAGGGCTTCCGGATGGCTGTCGTCGTACAGTTCCGGGAACGTCATCCCCAGTTCGAAATAAGTCCGGGCTATTTCAGCTGCAGGAACTTTCTCACCATCAGGGTATGCCCAGGCATTCATCGCCATGCGGATGTGCTCATGCTTGATTTTCATGAATCAACTCCCAGCGCGGGTTGTGTGTTAGCCTGATAGTCAACAGGTATGCCATCGGTTGGGTTGGGGTAAGTACTGCTATCAATCTCGTGCGGGGTCACTACCCACCCTGTTGCTTCACACCAGCGTAAAACTTTCCCCCCCCGTAAGTTTCGCCCGTCCAGTAATAACATGGCTTACCATCCCTTGGGTTACCCCAACAATTTCAGCAAAATCTTTCTGGGTTATACGGGAATGATGCAAATATTCTCCAAGATTCATTGTTCACCTCATGTTATGTGACCATGAGCATTAATAACATTGTTATTTTTAAAAGTAAATAGCATCGCTATTTCAAAGGGATTAATAATCTTATTAGAATTGAAGGTATGAAAAGAAAACCCCTGTCAGAGATCGACCTGCAAGCCGCCCAGAGACTGAAAGAAATCTGGACGACGAAAAAAACTCAACTTGGGTTAACCCAAGAGCGTGCGGCAGAAATTCTGGGTTTTTCGACACAAGGGGCAGTAAGCCATTATCTAAATGGTCAGACACCTTTAAATCTAGAGGCTGTTATCAAGTTCGCTGGGTTGCTACAAGTTCCGCCTGAGTCAATTAGACCAGATATGGCAGACTTGTTACGAATTGTAAGGATGTACCCCCAAGAACTGCAGCAGGATAATGTTGTCGCTTTACCCGCAGAGATGGAGCAATCGGAAAACGAACTTCCGTTTAATCTAGAACCTATAGAGCGAGATTTGATCCAGACGTTCAGGGCTTTCCCAAAAGAAGACAAAGAGAAAATGCTTAAGGAAATGAAGGAGAAAAAAGAATCAATTGAAGAAACCGTTGCGCGGTGGCTAGAGGCGCAAAAAGGTCGTCGCGCCTAATCTGAGGAGGTTAGAACATGAGTACAGTCCTTTCCCCGATAATTTCAGAATTTGAAACAATCGAACAAGAAAACAGCTATAACGAATGGTTACGCACCAAAGTGGCAGCAAGCCTCGCAGACCCCCGTCCTGCAATTCCGCATGACGAAGTAATGGCTGAAATGGAAAACCTTATTGCGCAAATAGCTTCGACGAACAGGAGTGAGTAATGCTGCCCATTTTATGGCTACCTTCTGCGCGTGATGATTTGCGTCAGATCGTAGCCTATATTGCCAAGGAAAACCCTCCCGCTGCACGTAGACTAAAAATACGCATTGAAACATCAGTTTTGTCACTTTCTGAACACCCTTACCTGTATCCACCAAGCGAAAGAGCTCTAGGCCTTCGTGAGATAGTGACCCATCCTAACTACATAATACTTTACCGAGTAACAGCATCTAACATCGAGATCGTAAATGTAGTTCACTCACGAAGGCAGTATCCAAACAAAAGCTGTTAATCATTCCTACCAACAACCACCTTCGGGTGGTTTTTTTTCTTACCTCCAAAAAACAATAGCATTACTATTTACACAATAAAATAGCAGTGCTATTGTTTATTCATCACCCACCCACCCCACAGAATGCAGGGCAATACCTCGAGTTACCCGGCAGTGGCCAGGGGTTAAGTAGCCAGCCCGAGGCGTATGAACATGACGGCGGGAACACTTTGTATAACAGCGCAGCAGGTTTTTAGTTCCGCGACCCGGCGTTAAGGGTAAATGAGGTCAACATGGATATGCTCAATCTTGGCAACAACGAATCTCTGGTATGCGGAGTATTCCCCAACCTGGACGGCACGTTCACCGCGATGACGTATACCAGAAGCAAAACGTTTAAAACGGAAGCTGGCGCGCGTCGCTGGTTAGCAAGAAACTCTGACTGATGAAGGTTAGTAATTAAAGAGTTCTCCACAGGCGAAGTGGAATACGTTCGCCGGACACGGGTAAGCATCCGGCATGCTCTTTAACAATCTGGGTATTCCTAACCACAAAGGAATCGCATCAATTTGGATTTTGCAGACAGTTTCTCTTGTTGTTCTACGGAGATTCCTATTTTGATCTGGTTTTTTAAGATTGCGATATCTTTAAGCGACGACCAAATATTATCATCTGTTTTTTCCAGGAGCTTTAACTGCATTTTCAATTCCGAATCGGAATATTTTTCTGCATCATCATAAAGCTGCAGATATTCTGCGGATTTTCTCATTGCGTTACCTGACTTTTGTCCGAATCCGTAAATCGTTTGAACGGTTGCTATCACAACAATGAGAACTCCAGAAACTTCAGGAATAAATCCACCAATGACAGATAAACCGAGGATAATACTCACCACTGAGAGAAGTTTATCGAGACGACCAGTCGCTACAGAGAATAGTTGTTCAAGAAAATAACCATATAAAACCCTGTCAAGAATATCATCCCGGTCCATATATCATCACCTGCTTGTTTGATTGTTGCTGTTCCCCCTCTCCTCTGAAGGAGCTGGAGATGGTTTTGGTCGAATGTTTTTCTCAGGTATATGTTTCCTGGTATTCGGAATGTCCGACCTGTCCGCAGGCTTACCAGTACCTGAACAATTCTTTTGAACCACCATATAAAACACCTTCCTGTTGTTGGGGATATCCAGATTATACAGATTTCCTGTCGTTGGGGAACGACGGAAACCACCTCGCCTGACGTGGTTAAAAGCAGGCACACAACGCGAAAGCGTACGGCGAAGCTCTTTCCCTTAGAAGGCTTGTCGTTAGATTTCTTCGAACGTGCGCTTCCGGTTGTGGCAATCCGCGAAATGGCGCGGCGGTAAGTATGGCGGGGTTATTCCTTCCCCAGTTGAGGACACCGGGTTGTCAGGTTGACCATACGCTTAAGTGACAACCCCGCTACAACGCCCTCTGTTATCAATATTCTGGTGACATTTGGCGGTATCAGTTTTACTCCGTAACTGCTCTGCCGCCCTTTTTTAAAAGTGAATTTTGTGATGCGGTGAATGCGGCTCAGCGCACGCGGAACAGTTAAAACCAAAAACAGTGTTATGGGTGGATTCTCTGTATCCGGCGTTAATTGTTAACTGGTTAACGTCACCTGGAGGCACCAGGCACCGCATCACAAAATTCATTGTTGAGGACGCGATAATGGAAAAGTTATCATGTAATGCCAGCACGTCTGAACTTCGTTTCGAAATTGGCGTTATCACTGGAGACAAAACATTTATTGAAGACGCCATTAAGCAGAGAAAACTCGAGCAGGACCTGTTAAATGAAGTATGCATTCCTTCAATGCTGGCTCGTCTGGACCTGCTGCAAAAAGGATATAAACAATGAATACAACATTTGCACTCGTTCTGACAGTTTATCTTGTTTCCGGCGAATCTCTTGAGCTGGTGACTGGCTTATACGGTTCAATGAAAGAATGCATGGCTGCAGCAGCAGAACAAAAAATTCCCGGTAACTGTTATCCGGTAGATAAAACTACTCACACTAATAATAACGAAATACCGGCAGGACTTTAAAACAGCACCGTAATTAATATCCGGTTTCATTTTTATATGCCAGCAATGGCAGGGATTTGTTCACCCTTAAATCTGTAATGAGGTTAAAACAAAATGAGTAAAGTCTTTATTTGCGCCGCCATTCCGGACGAACAGGCAATAAAAGAAGAGGGCGCAGTTGCTGTAGCCACTGCCATTGAAGCCGGTGATGAACGCCGCGCCCGTGCCAAATTTACCTGGCAATTCCTGGAGCAATATCCTGCTGCTCAGGACTGCGCTTATAAATTTCTTGTCTGCGAAGATAAACCCGGCATGCCCCGCCCTGCTATCGACTCCTGGGATACCGAATATATGCAGGAAAACCGCTGGGATGAGGAATCCGCTTCCTTTATTCCGGTCGAACCAGAATCCGATCCTATTAACGTCAATTTTGACAAGCTGTCCCTTGAAGTACAGAACGCGGTCCTGGTTAAGTTCGGTACATGTGAAAACATCACCGTTGATATGGCGATTGACGCGCAGGAATTACTGCAAGAAGACGTGGCTACCTTTGACGGGCATATCGTTGAAGCACTGATGAAAACGCCTGAAATTAACGCTATGTATCCGGAACGCAAACTGTTCGCTATCGGATGGGTTAAACACAAATGTAAGCCGGGTACCAAATGGCCCGAAATTCAGGCTGAATTACGTAACTGGAAAAAACGGCAGGACGCAGAGCGCAAAGAGACTGGAAAATACACGTCTGTTGTTGATCTTGCCCGCGCCAAAGCCAACCGACAGCACACTGAAAACCCAGCAGAAAAAATCCCTCCTGTAACTGCCGCCATTCATCGCGAATACAAGCAGACATGGAAAACCCTGGACAGGGAGCTGGCCTACTATCTCTGGCCTGGTGATGCGGATGCCGGAAACATTGACGGCAGCATCCTTCGCTGGGCTAAAAATGAAGTTATCGCCAGAGATCGCGAAGACTGGAAGCGCATCTCCGCATCAATGCGCAAACAACCTGATGCGCTTCGCTACAGCCGCCAGACTATTTTTGGCCTTGTCCGTGAACGTCCGATCGACATTCACAAAGACCCTGTGGCACTGAACAAATACATTACTGAATACCTGACTACAAAGGGCGTGTTTGAAGATGAAGGAAGAAATCAGAGCGCAACTGATACTCTCTCGTCGCCAGTACCAGAAACTGATGCAGTGGAAACGGCAATTCCGGACAACGAAAAAACCGAATGCAAAGTGGAAGTCGAACCATCTGTAGAGCGTGAGGGGCCGTTCTACTTCCTCTTCACCGACAAGGATGGCGAAAAATACGGTCGCGCAAACAAACTTTCTGGTCTGGACAAGGCGCTGGCTGCCGGGGCTACTGAAATCACGAAAGAAGAATATCTTGCCCGCAAAAACGGAACATACACGGACTTACCGCAAAATGTGGATACCGCTGAAGATTCCGTACAACCGGAGCCGGTAAAAGTTACCGCTGACGAAGTAAACAAAATTATGCAGGCAGCCAATATCAGCCAGCCTGACGCCGATAAATTGCTTGCTGCATCACGTGGTGAATTTGTTGAAGGGATTAGCGATCCGAATGATCCGAAATGGGTGAAGGGGATTGAAACCTGCGATTCTGTGAACCAGAACCAGTCAGAAACGGAACAGAACGACCAAAAAGCGGAACAAAACAGCCCAAATGCGTTACAAGACGAGCCAGAAACGAAACAATCCGAACCAGTAGCGCAACAGGAAGAGGAAAAAGTCTGTACCGCCTGCGGTCAGAGTGGTGGCGGCAACTGCCCTGATTGTGGCGCGGTGATGGGCGACGCAACCTGCCAGGAAACATTCGATGAAGAAAATCAGGCTGAAGCTCAGGAGGAAATGGAAGGCAGTGGCGGCGATCACTACCACACCACAGATAATGAAAGTGGCGAGACAGCAAATCCCTTAATTAAGGTGAACGGTCATCGTGAAATTACATCCACCAGCAGGTTGTGGCACCATCTGATGATTGACCTTGAAACAATGGGAAAAAATCCTGATGCCCCGATTATCTCAATAGGTGCAATATTTTTCGATCCGCAAACCGGAGAGATGGGGCCAGAATTCAGCAAAACTATCGATCTGGAAACTGCTGGCGGAGTCATTGATCGGGACACCATTAAGTGGTGGCTGAAACAGTCACGCGAAGCGCAATCCGCCATTCTTACCGATGAAATCCCGTTAGATGATGCACTGCTGCAATTACGGGAATTTATCGACGAAAACTCCGGTGAATTTTTTGTTCAGGTCTGGGGTAACGGTGCAACTTTCGACAACGTGATTTTACGCCGTTCATATGAACGGCAGGGGATCCCCTGCCCATGGCGTTACACCAATGATCGCGATGTAAGAACGATGGTTGCTCTGGGACTGATGATGGATTTCGACGCAAGAACGACTATTCCATTCGAAGGTGAACGCCATAACGCTCTGAACGATGCACGTTACCAGGCGAAATACGTTTCAGCCATCTGGCAAAAACTGCTCCCGAGTCAGGCTGATTTTTGATGTTCAACCCATATCGCCGCCCACCAGCTATAGTGGCGGCGGTCATGCTGTAAAGGCACGTGACCACATGTACGAATTAACTCTATCTCCAGCAGAGATTAAAGAGATCACGAAATACGAGCGATACACAAAACAGCAACACCAGTTAAGACTGCACGGCATCCCATTTGTAATCGGCCCTAAAAACGAACCCATAGTTCTCCGCAGGGATATTCCACACGGTCTGACAACGATGCCAAAAACATCTGAACTGGTTTCTGCTGAACCCGATTTTGAGGCGCTGAACAATGGGAAGACCAAGAAAAAATAAAAAAGATAATGTACTGCCACCGCGGGTTAGATCGAATGGTTACAGTTACGTGTGGAAACCCGAAGGAAGTACAAGAAGTATAGGGCTAGGAAGAGTGCGGAAAACCAGCGTAGCTAAAGTCTGGCAAAATTATGAACTGGAAAAAGCAAAACTCCACAACATAATGACCGTAGCTAAATTGTGGCACATGTTTATGGACTCCCCTGCATTTACAGAACTGGCCCCCCGAACCCAAAAAGATTATCGACAACATCAGAAGGCGTTGCTGATGGTATTCGGAAAAGTGCTTGCTGATAATGTCAAAACTGAGCAGGTAAGAATTTTCATGGATAAACGAGGGCTTGAGAGCAAGACCCAGGCAAATCATGAACTGGCAAGCCTGAGTCGAGTATACGGGTGGGGATATGAGCGTGGGTATGTGAAGAATAACCCATGCAAAGGAGTCAGAAAATTCTCTCTTAAAGCCCGCACTGTTTACATCACCGATGAACAGTATGCGGCGATATATGCGGAAGCAATTCCACAGTTACGCATTGCAATGGAGATTTCCTATCTCTGTGCGGCAAGACTCGGTGATGTGCTTGAGTTGAAATGGCAGGATATTATGGATAAAGGGATCTACATTGAGCAAAACAAAACCGGCACCAAACAAATCAAGGAATGGTCACCGCGATTACGTACAGCGATCCAGTTAGCCCGAAATGTATCTTCCTGTACATGCGAATATGTGATCAATACAACCAAAGGCGGGAAAGTCATAGCTAAAACGCTGAATAACTGGTGGAATCAGGCTAAACGCGCAGCCGAGCAAAAAGTTGGCGTTCCGTTCGGGTGCAATTTTCACGACATAAAAGCCAAGGGGATCTCAGATTACGAAGGCAGCAGTCGCGACAAACAAATTTTCAGCGGGCATAAAACAGAAAATCAGGTGTTGATTTACGATCGTAAAACAAAAATCACACCAACACTGGATTTGCCGCTCGTGGTTAGCAAGTAG